ATGGATTTTCAATGCTCTCAAAACGAAGATGAAGAAGACGTTTATTTCAAAAATGAATGCATCAAATTGTTACTTGAAAAATTCACCATACCTCAAATTGACGAAGAAACTTTAGACAAAATATACAAGGGATTTTTAGAATTCGACAATGATAACATATTTGTTGTATTTGACTTTACTTCTCTCATTGAAAGCATTTCTTTAGGAAAAAACGCCAATACAAACAATGCCTTTAATTTATCTCTATTCACTCCTTCCAATAAACCCGATTTCAAATGGGCCATCATGTATGATATTTGGAATAAACAAATCAATGATGTCCCTATCGATGATATTGTTGTTCGATTTTTCAAAAAATATAGATATATGAACGAAATCCGGACCGATTATGAAGGGATTACATTTACGCCTATCCCATGTTATTTAGGAAAATATGAAAATAATGAATTTGTGAATGTTCCGGGAGGAGAGATGGCTTTACGAAGTAATCATCCAACATTTGGACCATTTTACTATTTTTCGCGTGAATCGACCTTACCTAATTCGGCACGATATGCTGTATTTACTGAAAACAATATCGTATTGGATGATTTACTTGAACGTTTTGAACCAGAATATTTTAGTGATATTTTGACGAATTCTGTCATCGAATATAGTGAAAATAAAAAGCAGTTGTTGTGTGTAAAACCAGAGAGCTTCTTTTATCCATTGTAAACGTAATCAACATAAATATACCGCTCAAATCATTGTTGCATCCGTCAAAACCGGTTGGATTTCCACCTCTGCTTGGGGTGTTTCAAGAATGATTATATCTCTAAACAAGGGTTCATTGTAAATCCACTTCAATAATACAGTTCGTAATTCATCTTCATGTATTTCATCATCTGCAATAATTTCATAGGCAATATCAAGATAACTACAATGACTGTCATGAATTTCAATAACAAATTCTCTGTCTAGAGTGTCTAAAAACAAATGGTCAAAATCCACCATCTCAAAATATTTCGTATGTAATGCAAATAATTCGGTAAACATCTCGTTTTTTGTATTTGCATATGTAATATTATCAATCACCTTAATAATCAATGGTCTTGTACGGAATATACTGTTTATTTTTTTACAAACCATGTTGAATCGATGCATCATTTCGTTTTTATTTGGTCTTTTTTTATTTGTTATAATATAACAAACCGAGTTTTTTATATTATTTTCCAAAATGCAAATCAATTAGCAAACACCTTAATGGGGTTTACACGTTTTCTACACTGCCAACATATTTATCCAAATATTTCATGATAATTTCTTCATCTATTTCTACCATAAAATTACGAGAGATTTCATCACTAATTGGTTTTCTACCATGCATGTTCTCAAATGCATTCACGAAATCGTCTATTTTCATATGTTCCTTATTCATTTTATTGGCCAGTTCAATGGCCATTTCGGCCAATTGTTTTTCATGTTCCATTTTCTCTCTGGCTTTCATTTTGTCTTCGCGTTCTTTCATTCTTTGTTTTTCCTCTCTTTCTTTACGAACAATTTCATCTACCTTTGTTTGTATCATCGATTCGCGCATTTTCAATTCATCCGTATTATCCAAAACATCAAATGTCTGGGTGTTAATATTTTTATACCATTGATGACGATTTTCATTCGCTGTTACTATAATATCACATATATCCGGTTTCTTCAATTCATCGAAACGTTTTCTCTGGTCAGTTCCTGGTTTACCTGCAAATGTAGTATTAAAGTCAGTAATGATTTTAGTAGGAATGGATGGACTCGTTTCCATTAATCGGTCGAATTCTTGACGATTTAATTTCAAAAAATGACCCGCGTCCATACGTTCGGCCGGAGCTTTCGCCAATTCAATACGTATATTTCGCGCAAATTTATCCCAAGAAATCGCCGATACGCGATGGGATTCATTGAGCTCAGATATTTTTAAATATTGTTGTATCGTGGTTAAAATACCAATCATAATATTGATGGTGCCAATGACCATAGGAGCAAATGTTTGATATTTTACGGGTAAACTGGCTTGGGCGAATGACGCGGTTCCACTAATCGTAGATAGGGTAATTGCTGGTATAGTAAACCAGGCATGCATTCTCGAATATTTATTATGTGCACGTGTATTTAACCATTTATAACACTGGGCTATATCACACCATTCTACCATAATCATTTCATTTTCGGGAGACCATTCAATTACTTTCGTCGTAGTTGTTACGCTACCATTATCGCCATTATCGTGGGGGTCTTCTTTTTCTTCTTTGGATTTACTCATACTATACATATTCAATAGAAATTCATACACACAAAATAGAAATTCGCGTATGAATTATTATGATTTATAGATTTTCTCGTTCATTTTCTGTAATAATCATCTCTATATTGGTCGATTCTGGGTCTTTTTGTTGTCCGTCTTTTTCTTTTTGTTCTCCTTCCTTTTCTTCTTCTTCATCCTCATCATTTGATAAATCAACATAGGGTTTACCGGTCTTGCTCATTTCAATTGTCTCTATCATTTTTTCACTATTTGCAATCAATTTGTCGGTATCGTTTAATATATTTTCTATATTTGAAAATGTTTTATCGTTAAACTCACTATTCGAATTCAAATCAATTAATTCATGTGATAATAAGAAAAATGAATCGACATCATTTTTTTGATTCAATTCGTTTCTTCTGTTATTATTTAGAATATCATCTTCGATTTCGCGTTGAAACATATCCATTTTTGTGTATAACTTTGCTAAATAATTCTCTTGGGATGAATGAAAAAACTGAACGTAATTGACATATAAACTTAATTGTTCGGCCAAGTTGGTGTTTTCATGTTCGAGTGTTGTCAAAAAATTTGTGATTGATATACCAACCTTTGTGGTATCACTGTAATTTTGTATTTTCTTTTGCGAAGTTGTATAATAGAGATGTAGTTCATTTATGACTTGTAAAATGATGGAGTGTATGTCGCGAATGTCACTTATCTTGTATTCATGAAAAGGTTCTAAATCTTTATATACCGGAACTTTCTTAATATCTGGTATATTGCTCAATTGAATATTTTTGTCTTTATTTTGCATGATAATAATATTGTATAATTTATAATAATCACCATACATACGATTGTTAATAAGAGTAATGAAATTGGTCAAATTTTCCATTTCGATATGTAAAATTTTATATTGAAAATAAAAAGAATCGAGAGAAAATAAGAAAATCTTTTTATTATTGTGTTTAATGAGAGAATTGTATGTTATTTTTAATTTTTTCAAATTTTCAGCAATAATATTTTTTTTATTAATAATGATTTCGTCAATTTCAATGAGTTTTTCAAAACTATTTTTTAATTCGTTAATATTATATGAATGTAAATATGACATTTTTATATATACACTCATTAGATATTGTTTCTACGCACCGTAAAAAATATCCCAGATTGCTGGAATATTTTTTATATTTTTATTTTTGTTTGTTTTTTGTTTTTGTTTTGTTCTTGTTCTCTTAGAATAATGTATATAACTTTGTAGTGGTTGTGCATCTCTCAAACTCACGCATACGTTCGATTTCTCTCTCAATTTCTTCGTATTCTTTATTCATGATTTCGATGACCTCATCTGTAAATATGGATGGTATTTTCATCAATTGTTTACATAATTCTGGAATATCTTCAACCTCTTCTCCTTCTTCTATCTCTTCATACTCATCCTTTGATACTTTTACACGTTGCTCTAGTGGAATGTAACTTTTTAATTCCCAGTAATTTTTATCGGTTTCATCATAATATAATTTGGTGCTACCATTATATTCGATTAAATCAGATATCGCGTTTGCTGTAATCGTATCCTTTAATTCTACTTTTAAAAACGCGATACTATACGAAAATTTGTTATCGTTGATTCTCTTTTTTAAATCAATATAGGATACGTGCCCAATATTCATTTCATTGAATGTATTTACAATATCTACTTTTGTTACATTAGATAAGACACGGGGAATGAAGATACTTAAGGATTTCATTGTTTGATTATTTAACGGTTTGGCTGTTTGAACGCTTTGTTATTGTTTTTGTTGTTTGATTGCATATATATTTTTGTAATAAAAGTAGTTCAATTTTCTGCAAAATATTGGGTTTTTATGGCCAATAGTTTTGGTAATACCCATCACTATCATAGTTCATATCATGATAATCCATCTCATCCTCTTCTTCTATACATTGACAATGAATCATGGGAGAATGATAAAAGGTATCTATATAATGAAAATATAGATAGTTACCACAAAATCGACAATTGGTGGCCTGTATTTGAATTTTTTCGATTTCATCGTAGTATCCAAAGAACCAGTGACCATCATCCTCATCATATTCGGGGTGGTTGTCGAAATTATTTGCGCGAGAGATTGCTCGTTTGATTATAACATTTGTGCGTTCTTTTAGTAATTTTGCATATTGAATCATTTCAAACGTTTTTTTGTCATAAAAACAATAGGATTTTATAATATCCAATAATTCGACGGGTAAATTTAGTGAGTTGATTAGCAGTTGTTTTTCAATCGACATTTTGGTAAGCGTGTTTGTTGTATAATTATTTTATTATGTAAAAAAGTGATTCAATTTTACATAATACATTTGTCAAAATGATATATAAAGCATAATACATATAGAAACAACCGGCCAATCAATAATAATGTCTCGATTTATTCGATTGACGAATATAGTATTGAATATAAATTGCATACATACAATCAAGATACAACCCAACAAATATATTATTCGATTGACGAATAAAGAATGGTTTGGTCATATAGCATTAGTATGGGGGTCTGGGTATGGAATGGTTTCAACCGATAATACAAAAGTAGAAGTATGCGAAACAAACCACCCCATCGATTACAAAATAGTTACTGAATGGCTCAATAAAATAGAATAATTCGCTTATCTATAGTAAATGTATACATCGATAAATTCAAAATCGATAATTTCAAAAGATCAACATAAATAATATATGTTTAGAAGAGTATAAAAATAAATAAAATATAAATATATATTTTTGCTAAATGGCTAAAAACGAACCAATTGTAGCTCCCGATAATTTTATATCTATCGTCCGGGATTTTTTGAAAGATTTGTCCGTAACATTTCCCGAATACATTTACTTATGGGCATCATGGACCGACCCTAAATTACCGGATACCGAGATTCAAAAACTGTATGAATACTGTATTCGCGTATTTCCCGAAAGGTTTTTTGATATTTTGTACCAAAATGATGAACTCTTTACACCCGAGAATAGCGCGAATACCTTTTTTTTACCAAATGTAGATTTCAAAGTATTGTTTAATACGGAAAATGTTACGGAAAATACGAAGAAGGCGTTATGGAAATACTTGCAATTATTATTATTTACCATTGTAAATTCGATTAAAGATAAGGCCGATTTTGGCGATACAATGAATCTATTTAACGGAATTGACGAAAATGAATTACAAAGCAAACTAAATGAAACATTTAGTAGTATTGGCGATTTTTTCAAAAACATGGAGCAAAATATGAGCCAAGCGGGTGAAGGTGTCGCTGGTGAATCCGGTGAAACCGCAGACAACACGACCGAGAGAGAGAATGGATTCGAAGGATTTAATATGCCAAATCCCGAAGAATTGCACGGTCATTTAAAAGGGCTTTTTGAAGGAAAGATTGGAACTTTAGCAAAAGAATTGGCCGAAGAAATTTCCCACGATTTCCAAGATATTTTAGGAGAAACCGGAGATATTGATGAATCAACCTCTACCCAAGATGTCTTGAAGAAAATGTTGAAAAATCCTAAAAAAATAATGAATTTAATGAAAACAGTCAGTGGTAAGTTAGATTCCAAGATGAAAAGTGGAGAGATTTCAAAAGATGAAATTATGAAAGAGGCCAGTGAATGGATGAGTAAAATGAAGGATATGGGAGGAAGTGACCAATTTAATGAAATTTTCAAGAATATTACAAAAAATATGGGAGGAATGGGAGGATTAGGAGGATTGGCCAGTATGGCTGGTATGGAAGGATTAGGAGGTTTGGGTAATTTAGGTAAAAATATGCGTTTCGATACAAATGCCTATGAGAGAATGACAAAACAAGAATCCATGAAACAACGTATGCGCAATAAATTAGCAAAACGAAAAGAACAACAAGCACTTATGCAATCCAAAATCAATGAACTAAAAAATAATTCCTCCATCGTTCAATCGAGTGAACCAAATCAATTTGTATATAGAATCTCCGGAGAAGAAGGAGTCCAAGAAAAATCATACATTAAGAGAGAGACCGAAAAAACCGTCGAACAAATGATGGAAGAAATTGGTCCTATCGATACACCAACTCCTTCTACTCAAGCAAAAAAGAATAAAAAAAAGAAGGGAAAGAAATAATGTCCTAGTATTTATATATGATTTCATTGATTAAATTTATTGACATCCGGGTATTTCTAGCAAGTTTGGTTATCGGCTTGTTATTAGTATATATAACCATGCCCGACCAACGAAAAATATTTGTTTATCCATCTCCCGAAAATATAGATATATTACAATATCGCGATAAAACCGATAGTTGCTTTAGCATGAAACAAAAAGAAGTGCCTTGCCCAAAAAATGAAAATGATATTATGAAAATACCAGTTCAATCATAGATATCCAACACTATTATCTATTATGTATACGCATATATAATAAATAAAAAATATATAAACCCATATGCCTATATGCATATAACAATGTTGCAAGAATTTTACGATACACATAGTAAAAATATAAAAAAATACATAAAAAATGGAATGTATTTCCCTTTCATAAAAATAGTATTGTTCCTGGCTACCGGTGACATCTTTTTATCTACCATCATTATTCAAAAGGCATATGTTGCCAATTACTACTATCATTTCGAACACTTATATCATTATGTTCCACATCCATATAATTGGGTCAAACAATTTATTCGCTACACCGATACCGGACACATAGCATCCTTCCTCTATTATTTTTTCCCTCAATATATAGGAATTGCACATAATGTGCATTTTACAATATCCTTTGCCTATTGGTTTGCTCGTATCATTT